AAATAGATCAGTAGAACTAATGTCTGCTTCAAACTTATCATGCATTGAAGCTATAGTTTCATAAATCTCTTTAGTAGTATCCTCAAATATATCAGCGCGTAATTTAGCCTTATTATCGTTATAAAATTCATTGTTTAGGCAAGTTTTAAGTAAAGATTGGTCCATTTTACTCTTTCTTGTTTGTGCTTAATTCTAGCGTTAAGCATGTTGCTCGACATTTAATGTAACATTTAGTAACGCCATTCTTACAACACATAGAGAAAAAGTAAACCAAAAAAAAGCCCCCGTAAAAGAGGACTTTTTAAACTGTTAAGTTTTAAGGTGTTTAGTTAGCTCTAAACTTTAGCTTTTTAATATCGGGTGGATTGTCACCGCGACGATCACGAACATCTACTTGATAGTGTACTACATTTTTCAAGTTACTTGTGTAATCTTTAATAAGCGTGTTCAGGCTTTCTTCTAAATCAGCAGCTTGTCTAAAGCCACCTTCAATATCTAAATCAATTATTGCTAATGCACGAATTTTCATTGGTCATATCCTATTAAATAATATAATTTTTTGCAGTGTGTACTGCGGTTTAAAATTTATTTCAATAGGATAATTGGTGGGCCAGTAAAGGGATTACACCAATTTGTTACGCTTCTACCGTTGCTACCGTGACTTGCAAATCCAAGGCTCTCGATTTTCTTCCAAATCGGATGCTTTTGCGTCCGCTCTTTTGGTAATTGATCTATGTATATATGATTTCTACAATCCATACCTATTTCCTAATAATAAACTAATTAAAATTTCATTTATCAAGATTTTGGCCCAGATCGTGTGGTATTACACCAACTGGAAACCTTTACACCATAAAATCCACTGGAGCATCGAGCCATCTTATTTATCTTAGTCATTGTTATAATACCTTTCTGCCGACCTATAGTCGCGGCGTTCTACATACCAAATAATAAAAACTGTATCTGGTTAACAGTTAAGTGCTTTAAGTCTGCACTAGTTAATCTTACTTTTATACCCGAACAAACTCTTCTTTTTATTACTATAGCCTTAACAGAGGCATCTTTGTCAAGGGTTAAGTAAGTGTCTTTGTATAAATTTAGTGAATTTTTAATTGATTGGGTCAATGTTGTACCTAGTAACGCGACACCAACTAATCCAGGTATTCGACTTACGGAACATGCGCTGGGTGCGTCTTCTACTAATACCGCTGTGTCTCCATTACCAATGTGAATACCTTTAGAGGTATTCCCATACGACATCCATTTTATAGTATTATTATTATTTAAGCTTCTACCAACAGCCCCAGTATCTGAATAGAATAGGACACGATCTTCTGAAGGATCATATCTTACTTTTATATATCCGTTAGTGTAGGCTTCCAGGCTATTGACTGACTTTAAGTATTCCATTGCCGGTTCATGATTATAAATAGAAGTTGTGATTGAGGGTAAAGGTCTTACATATTTCTCGCGTACAACAATCTTATTATTAAGATAATTCTTAGCTGACTGTAAGTTTCTTCTACCACTATGTATACCTTTGGCATTGCAACTTGCTCGATAGCAGTTCCACATTAGTTTACCATCAGATTTAGATAATGCTAATTTCTTCTCTCCATAGCAGAAAGGGCATTGTATTACTTTTCTATCACCTTCGCGTAGAGGTATAGATTGTATTATTTGTAGTTGCTCTGCATAGGTCATAATAGTACTCTTATATTGGTCTGCCCCTTCATAGGGACAGCGTCAGCTTATCCACTTTTTAAATCTTGTCAACAGTTAGTTAAGTATATTTTTAAACAATTAACAAACCGCGCCTAACAACACTTAAGTTAGCAGGTATTTTTAAATATGTCCTGTAAGTCATTGATTTATATAGGTTTGCTATTAATCAATTGGTCGTAGGTTCGACCCCTACCGTCGGAGCCATGTACTTGAAAACAAACAGTTTTTCTCTAAAATTTATACCATTTTGTCACTTATTTTGGGGTTGTTGCACAGTGACAAAAGTGACAACGCGAAACCTATTAACTTTTTTAGGCATAAAATACGGTATCAGATATGATTCTGTTAAAACTTAAAAATGTTGGGATTAGTTAGGCGATAAGACCGCCCCCAGTGAAGGGGGCGATCAGTTTAAAGTTTTTCTACTTTAGCTTTAAAGGTTTTATCTTCTTCATCTTCTACAAAGCCTATTGCAGTTTGACCTACCCGATCAGATGCATACATACTTAATGTTATACGCGCTTGAGCCTTGCTTTTAGCCTGTAGAGTAACTTCAGCCCCATCTTCGAATATAAATTTATATGGATTTTGTGGCATAATGTAGTCCTCTCTTAGTATTAGCGTTAGTACTCTCAATCTCACCCTCTACTGCATAGACAAGCAGCATCTGAGGATTTCTGTGGCCAGTAAGAGCTACTAGCTCTCTATCAGTACAACCAACACGAGAAGCATGGGTAGCTCCTGTACGCCTTAAGTCAGCTAACCAGATATTAGAGTACATCTGAGCGCCATTCTCATCAAACTGTTCGACTAAAGGCACTTCAGGTAATCCATAGCCTTTGGCTAATTTCCTAAACAGCTTATTACATTTATCTTGCGAGTAGGGCTTACCGGTATTTTCATAGGCAAATATATAGTCATCAGTATTTCGTCTTTTATGTAAGTGTAAGCGTTCACTAATAGATGTCGTAACCTTAATAGACATCTGCTTACCTGTCTTACGTTGTCTAAAGTTACTGACATTGGTTTTACCATCTATATTAGCCCATTTAAACGTGCGGATATCTACTGGACGTTGGCAAAACTCATAACACATTAAGATCATTGTACCCATTGAGTGATAGCCTTGATCATCGCAGTATTTAATCATGCCATTAATCTCGTCTATTGACCACATGACTTGGCGATCAGGTAATTTAGGCAGTTTAACCAGGGAGAAGGGATTACTTTTAACTCTACCCCCACGTAAGCCTTCATTCCAAATTATTTTAAGAACTTTAAAGGTATGATTGGCTTTATGGGCTGAAACATCATCGGCAATATGTTGCCACAGTCTTTGGGCGTAATCATAATCTACATTATCCACTAACATATCTGAAAATGGTAGTTTACCTATCATTACAAGCGAAACATGGCGTAAATGATCTGAATAAGATCGCTGAGTAGAGGATAATCCCTCAGCACCATACTTTTTACGAGCCTTAGTTCCTAGATTGGTATACGTCATTGAAGACTTATAGTACTTTATCAATGCTTCCACTGATCTAGTATCTACTTCTATTGATACAGTACTATCAGCGCACCATTCATCAAACTTACGCTTTAGTTCAAAGCCACGTTCATTCGCGTCTTTCTTGTTATCGTAAGTTTCACTTCTCAGCTTCGGAAAAGCTTCTAAAAGGGATGCTGTAGGGCGTATACCGTACACAATAGTATCCCCTTTAGCGCGAGGTCTTACATAAGGTGCTTTAATCATAATGACACCTCAGATAACCGTTTAAGTGCTGCCTTAATTTCAAGTTGATTGGTCATCTAACTCTCCTATTAATTGTTACGTTGGTTGTTTTTGTTAGTACTTTACTAATACCAGTAAGATTAGTTGGGGTCAACTTAAAAAAGTTAGTAGGGCGCGTAAAAAAGGCTCTACAAGAGAGCCTATAAGTTTTAGATTTATTAGATAACTTTCAAGGTGAGACACTAAGTATGTGTTGCCATCCAAATTCTTCCCCACTTAATTCTGATCTAACAGTAATCAATTCTTGTAATGTATCTACATAAACCACTGAATATTCTGTATTTGTCCGTTTTGCATCCGAATGCGCGTCATTTATTACTTCTTTTATAATATTTATATGAGTTTGCTGTAATTTCATTGGTCTTGCGCTCCAGTGTATGGGGTTAAAATTAAGTTATAATTTGTCTTATTTAGACACTATTTTATTGTGCGCGAAAAAACAATACTAATTTAACATTTACTTAAATGTTTTTGTATTATTCATATTAATTAATTACTTACAGCCCTATGCATTAGTCTAGATATAAAAAACCCCACAACCAGGTTATGATTTATGGGGTTTTAATTTTAATATATACTTAAGTATATATAGTATTTTAATGCTCTCGTTCTTCATAAGTGAATGTTGATAAGCCTTTAAAGTTTGGGTTCTCTTTTTCGATCTTAGCTTTAACAGCTTCCACTTCATCAACTTCAAGCCATCCACATATTTCGTTAGCAATCTTAAGGGCGGCTTCAGACTTCTCTTTAGTCGGAGCATTAACTGCTAGGCGTAAAGATAATGTCAGAGCTTGAATATTGTTTTTAGGGTTTTCATAATTCATTTGGTTGCTCCTAAGAATATGTTTCTATGTTGTCATTAGCCCTAAAGAATACAGAGACTTCGTAATCAGTAAGTTTGTGTACTTTAGCCCATGCGTCAATTGCTTCTGCGCTACTATCCCAATATGTACCATCAGACTTTTTTAAATCACCAAAGACAAAAGCATCCAGAGTGTAGTCATAGAAACTTAACAAAACCTTTTTGAACTCTGAGAACGTAAACTCCTTAACCTTACCTTTACCTAAAAGAATATATTCTGCGTAAACTGATTGCCCAATGTCTTCTACAACTTGAGCGTTTCCAGTATCAGTCATCCTTATGCTCCCCTTGCTTTATAACATTCAACTTTTGCCTTACGTCAAAATCTAATGGCAATTCTTCATGCAGTTCTACTAAACTCCAATCGGTTCTAATATGATATTTGTGTCCAAATACCCCAAGTTTAATAAGCTTACCGCCTTTACCTGAATTTTCCTTGAAATACTTGTTCATGGCATCCTGATCATTCTTGGCGGAAAGAAAGCTCCATTCTAATTGGTAGCGTAAATAGTCCTCAATCTCGTCAAGGTGTTCACCATTCAGTATGATGAGGTCGTGGGTATCTCCCATAGCACCCCCACAATCCCCACCAATTGCCAATAAGCCGTAACCAAACGAGGGTGCGTCTTCATCAGGCAATAAACTTAACAAGTTAGTTTCTGACCAATCAAAATCTGTTGCATCATAATCTGTTTCAACTTCAAAAAACATGGAGCTTAAACAGATTAACTCGACTACATTATCACTCTCATATTCATGATAATCATCTAAGATAAACAGCCATGATTTATCATTTTTGTTCACAAGTGCGTAAGTTAATTTAGTTTCATCACTTACCGGATACCCACGATTACCGAACCACGCGGAAATACCTTCATTTGTTCCATGATCCATCACGCGAACTCCTTATTATTTGTTTTTGCTGCCCTTTAATTATAAATAAATGTCCATCACCTGATATAATTTCTTCTTCACTGTGCATTTTATCGTCATCATCCTCATCAAGAGGGTGGGCTATGTAGACATCATACCCTTGTTCATAAAGCTCTAAAGCCTTAGACATAGTGTAAGTTTGCATCTCATTATTATCATAAAACATTTCCATCTCCTACTGCTTGTTGACCAGATGAAGAAGCATTGGAATAATTATCAAACGCGAACTCCTTATTATTTGCTTCATCTGCAATGCGCTCTTCGCACCACCTACAAAGGTTTTCACTTTCATTGCATTTTAAGACATTCTCACACTCTATACAATGTTCGTGAGTGTCTTCGGCTACATCACAATTACATAATTCAGACATCACGCGAACCCCTCTTTGTAATCAGCTTGTTGGCAAAATTAGTATCAAATACCCAATCCCCCCCACATACTTGTTTCAGATATGAAAAATTATATGCTTTCACTTTGCGTTTAAAGGAGACATATTCAAGCTCCTTCAAAGATAACTCCAGTTTATTAGCAATATCTTCATTTTTCATCGAAGTTTCGAATACCAAGTAGTGAACATATTCAACCA